GCGAATGAGCGCACAGACTGACGACGCAATCCAGAGCATACAGAACATCATCGCAAAGGGTATGACGCACAAGGACGAGATGTACGCCGTGCAGGGCTACTGTGATATGCTCACAAAAGAGATAGCCGAACTCGAAGCCGAGCGCGACGCATGGAAAGCGACGGCGGAGAGGATGGCGAACTCATTTTTGCGTGTTGCCGGACGTTGCCACTTTTGCACGCATCGTCACAATGATTGTGCTGATTATGATTGCTTTGAGGTCACAGATAAAACGGTTCTCACCCACTTCGGCGCACCGGAGGAGGGCTGACACGATGACTGTCACCATAATAGCCATCATCACCCTTGCCGCTGTCGGAGTACTAATTTTCAAGGCCGGTCAATATGTCGAGACGCGGCGGCAACGCCAGATTGAAACACACATAATAACCACAACAACCAGAACAGCGTGTCATGTATGCGACGGTACAGGCTTTAAAGAAAACGGGGAATTATGCAATAATTGTAATGGGGATGGCATTGTATCCGAAACGGCATCGGTAATCATACCAAAACACCTCATTTATCCATACACAGGCGCTATGTATAGCGCAGAAATTATGAGGACAAAATGACTGAATATCAAGGATGGTTCGTTATTGCGATTCTGCTTCAAATAGCGGGATTTTACGCCACAGAATTTGGCATATCTCCGCTTGCTTTGATGTACTTTATTCTGTCTGCCGCGTCATGGGTTGTGGGAATATACATCTGCTATGACGAATCAAGGCACCACAAGGAGATGTTACGATTATTTAATCTCGACAAGCAGGAGCCGAAGCCATGACCGCCATCTATTTTTTGTTGTTCTCAATGTTCTTTTGGCAGGTTTCGCATGTTGAAACAAACCACACGGCACAACTTATAGAGCTGGTAATAAGCATTATGGCTCTGTTAATGAGTCTTGTGTCGGTTTTTGCGAGGGGGTCTCGATGACCACCACCTACTACCACAACACTGACAGATGGCACGGCGGCGACGAAGCTCAGATTGTCGTGCCGATGGAACAGCCGCCGGAGGGGTACGTATACAGCAGCTATTTCGCGAGTTCAGCAATATTTAGAAAACGCGGATGCAAGATGTTGTCAAAAGGGTTACCCGTCCGCGTCGGGACTCGCGTCGGGATACGGGAGCCGTGGGACGGTGAAACGTGTAAGTATTGTGGCCGTGATTTTCGGCTCGTATGGAGTATACCTGATTTGTGTTGGTTGAAACTACCAATAATGTATCACAATAGATGTTTGTGCCTTGAATGTGCAATTTATCTTATTGGTGATTTAAAATGGGGAGATGTAACGATAACGGGTATTGCTCGCGAAAATATATACTGGTACACCGCAACCGCCGTCAATGTCTTCCGAATCCGAGACTTGCCGGAAAGCCTTAAAGACGAATTGCCCGCCGAAACACTGGCGTTCGAGAAGGACATGTGGGTCGAGGTCGTGACCATGCGGAGGGAGATCAATGAGCCGCTGGATGTTGGCAAGTACCTATCCGCACTCGACGCGCTCAAAGAGGTCGAACGGCTCACGGCACGGCTGACAACAGCTGAAAATGTGATATACAATATGGCGTCGTTTATCACAGAGTATTCGTGCGAGAATTGTTCTCATGTCGTGCCCTGTTCTGATTGCCTCGTAGACCCATCGGATAGCGAAAAAACAGCCACCAACTTCGGCTGGACAAAGGAGGACGCCGATGCTTCCGGTGATTGATGATGGCGACAGCAACCATGAGCCCGACTATGAATACGGCGCGAATATCAACAAGCGGGAAGAAAGATATTTGGAGGTAGATGATGAATATCTCTACCGAGATGAGTTTGCTGATGATTGTGAAGATTAACTTTGCTGGATGGAAAAAGGAGGACGCCGATGCCTAACTACTACTACGACGCGCCGCCTGACTTCACGCCCGACGAGACGATCACGTTCGAGGTGGAGATGGACGCGCCTCAATTTGACGCCGAACTGGTAGGCGTTAGTAAACACGAAGCCCACTTCTACGGAACGGACAGTGTTCTATTGCCTTACCCTCTTGGCGCACGAGTCGGGGTGAGGGAAGCGTGGCAAAAGAAACTTTATACACGTGAACGCGGCGACCATTATGTAGCGCAACCCGCATCCACCATGCCAGACGAAGCCATCCGCCACTGGTACATCGTGACTGAGGTGGATGTCGTATATGACGGGCAATGGGTAGAGAAAGTGACCATGAGGAGGGTAAGATAAGTGGGTAAAACACCAGCGTTTCAATTTTACCCAGGCGACTGGTTGAAAGACCCCCATCTGTCGATGTGCTCTCCAGCGACACGCGGTATATGGATGGATTTACTATGCGCCATGCACGAGAATGATCGTAGTGGTCAAATCACAGGGACGACCGATCAAATCGCACGTCTTTGTCGTTGCACTGCCGTTGATCTCGACCATGCCATAAGTGAATTGCAAACAACGAAAACCGCAGATGTCACAAAACGTCACGAGATTGTCACAATAATAAACAGGCGCATGTCAAGAGAATACAAAGACAGGGTAAGTGCAAGAGAAAGAAAGAGGTTAGAGCGTGATAGGAACGCATCTATACAAGGGTGTCACACAGATGTCACTCCCTCGCGCGCGCGTCTTTCTTCATCTTCATCTTCAACTACAAAAGAAAATACCCCCCTAAGCCCCCCCCCGCCGAAAAAGAGTGTGTGTGATCCAGCAAAAAAATATCGGGACAGATTCACCGACGAGGGAAAGCGTCTGCACGAGGAAGCACTCAACGTCTTGCACTACTTGAACGAGCAAGCAGACCGACACCTGCCGGACAACTACAACGGGCTGTCGGTTATCGTTGACCGTCTGCATGATGGGTACAGCGTCGAATCCCTGAAACAGATTATCGACACCAAGCTACACGACCCGCACTTTCAGAAGCGGCGCAACCTATACACGCCGGAAACGCTTTTCAAAGCCGAAAATATTCAACGCTACCTTTGCGAGACACCGGAAGATTTCGCGGGCGGCAAGCCAAAGGATAAGCCGAAACCACAACCAGAGCCAGACTTTGACGAGGAGATAGTCATTTGACCGCACAAGAACGATTTGACGCCATAGTCAAGCAACCGCTCAAGGACGAGTATCCATGCTCATGGTCGGTATGGATTAAACCGATGGAAGTCGTGTCGGTGACAAACAGCACGGTAAGTCTTTACAATCCGATGTTCGACGATAAGCACAAGCAAAACACTGTCACATTTATGAAGCATGTCAAGGAACACTACGTTCCCCGTATCGAAGCGTTATTGAGCACGAAAGGTAAGCCGGTGAAAGTCAAGCTCACAAATAAGCGCAAGTGAAACATTATGTAAACCTGAAAACGCCCGTAGAGCGATTGAAACTCTCAAAACATAACAACATACCACTACGGCAAAGATAACGCAAGGGCGGGGCAAGCATCAAAGCCTACAGTGAAATTATAGACACAGGAGAACCGCGATTATGGCAAGAGACCTCGATGTTGGGAATAACGTCCCGAAAGTACGACCAGCGATAGAGCAATTTTCTATCGACTACGACATGCCGTTATCGCTTGCCGTAAAGCTCGTAGGGAAAACCGAATCCGAGACAGCGGCAAATATACAGGCGATGGTTGACTACCTCACGGCGGTCATAGCAGCCCATGACGATTACTACCGCGAAAACGGATGGCCGATGCAAGGACAGTGGAAACCCACAGGGACAGTTCACAGGGAAAGGGGCGCGTCATGAATATACTTGCTCTCGATTGCGCGACACGTACAGGTTGGGCGACACTGATTGATGGAAATATAGAATCCGGTGTGCAGGATTTCACGAAAAAGCGCGGCGAATCAAACGGCATGATGTTCCTACGCTTCAATGGCTGGCTTGATGAATTACACGCCTCACAGTTGTTCACCGCGATTTACTACGAACAGGCGCACCATCGAGGCGGCGCCGCGACTGAAATATGCGTAAACCTCACCGGGCGCGTCCAAGAGTATGCAGCACGTCGAGGCATTGAATGTTGCCCTGTCCACACCGCGACGATCAAGAAAAACGTTATCGGCTCCGGTCGTGCGTCGAAAGAAGAAATGATGGCGTGGTTTCAAAACACCGTAGGATACCCACCAATCGACGATAACGAGGCGGACGCCCGTGCGCTGCTCGAATATGCGATGATGGATTTACATGCGGAGGCGCGATGAAGAAACTGACGGCACGGATGTACTGCGAAAAATGCTGTCACCGCGACACATGCGTCAAGCCGTGCGCTCCTGTTGAAGCTCTCCTGCGCTCTGTCGAAACCCGCGACGAGAACAACGGAGAATTACCACGTTCTTTCGTCGAGAAACTACAGGCCGGCGACGAGTGGCCGGAATCAGGCAAGACTAAGAAGCGGCTCATACTGGAGTTGTACTTCATCGATGGACGAGAGCAGAAAGATATACCGTTTCTTGTGAGCACTGATAGGCATTATGTGTGTAAAGTCATCAATGCAGAGAAAAAAAGAATCAGAAGTGCTGTAAAACCAAATGTTGTACAAAAAAAATAGCAAGAAAATAATATAAGCCATACAGTATCAAAGAGTTAAACGTAACAACCCCCATATACAACATTACCTATTGTAGAGGGTATACACGACTACGAGGGTATTATGGCGGGTCTCTTTAACTTCTCAGACGGCATTCCGGCGAATCAAATCATCGGCGCTATAGCTGTCTACCCAGCCGACGACACCGGCGATCATCACGAGGTGTCCCGCACGTCCCGCGACATCGTAGACAGGTTCATCAAAACCTACTGTCGCGGACAATCCCTCAAGGCATCCCTGTACGCCGCTCTCGCTCGACGCATGACAGCCCAAACCGGCGGCGAAACGCTCCAGAACATCGACATGCTATACATGCTAATGCGCATCAACGACGGCGAACCCATCAGGGAAACCGATCCCCTGTTTTCTGAGATGGCCGCTACTGAGCCTATAGCTACCACAGACCTACGGGTAAGCGAGTAGAGAGTATATATAAATAATAATACCTACGGGTAACGGTGATATGAAATGCCACGTACCAACTACGAGGAACATGTTAAGCCACATCTCAAAGACATTACCAAGTGGTTACAAGACGGTATCACTGAGAAAAGCATATACGCTTGTCTTGGGGTATCTCATGGCACTTGGTATGACTGGAAGAAGAAGTACCCCGACCTCATGGACGCTACCATGCGCGGGAGAAAAGTTCAGACCGAAAAGCTCGACGACGCTGCATTCAAAGCCGCTTGTGGGTACACCGTCCTCTTGCGTAAAGACCGTGTTGGACGTGGCGGAACGGTTATCACTTGCTACGAGGAAGTACACTATCCTCCTGATCATCGCATGTACGCTTTGTTCCGGCGCAACGGTATCGGCGACTGGAAATTCCGTGACGACACTGACACCGGCGACGAACAGGGCAACAACGCTCTCGACAAACTCGCATCTGTCATTCAGGCGAGTAAGGACAAGCATGGAGTGGAGTGAGTTCGGCGCGAAATCGACGCGGTTTATTTGCCGTCCGCTGCAGGAGGATGCCCGTATCAACATCCTGCACGGCTCGGTGCGCTCGTCCAAGACCGTGACAATGATACCCAAGTGGCTAAATTACGTTCGTTCGGGCCCCGCCGGTCTCCTGCTTATGACGGGTAAATCACGGGCGACGCTCAAAACCAATGTGCTCAATGACATATTCGACACCATAGGGACACGTAATTACTCGTACAACAAGCAATCGGGCGACTTGTCCCTGTTCGGGCGGCATATCAAATGCATCGGCATCAAGGACGAGGGTTCAGAGGAGTATATCAGGGGCATGACGCTTGCCGGTGCGTATATCGACGAGGCAACGACAGCCCCCGAATCCTGTTTCAAGCAGATTCTTAACCGGCTGTCTGTCGAGAATGCCAAGCTGTACGGCACGACGAACCCAGACAGCCCGTATCACTACCTCTACGCTGACTACATCACCGATGCGGACAAAATCGCGTCCCGCATGGTGGATAGTATCCACTTTGAACTTGACGATAACCCGAACCTGTCAACGGAATACCTCGACTTCATCAAGGCTGCATACTCCGGACTCTGGTATCGCCGCATGATTCTCGGCCAGTGGGTACAGGCAGAGGGCGCGATTTTCGACATGTACGACGATGCCCGCCATGTTATCACCGCCGAACAGGAACCGGCAACGTACAATCGGATGCTCGTCGGGGTGGACTACGGCGCGGGCAACCCAACCGTATTCGTGCTTATCGGCGTGACCTATGAGCGCGGCGACAGGCGCAAGCCAACGTTCTACGTTTTGGACGAGTATTACCACGACCCGCGTAAATCCGGTTCAAAGACCGCCGCACAGTACAAGCAGGACTTCATAGACTTCATCGGTGACAACCCCATAAACGCCATCTATCCAGACCCGTCCGCGCTGGATTTCATCAATGAGCTTAAGTCGCCGTCATGCGGACGCCGGTTTACCAATGTCGGGCGCTCCAATAACGAGGTGCTACCGGGTATCAATACGGTGTCAACGGCAATGACCGCCGGACGCTGGTATATCGTCGGTGAACGCTGCCCGAACGGCATGAAAGAGGTTGTGAGCTACATCTGGGATGAGAAAGCACAGAAGCGCGGCGAGGACAAGCCGGTCAAGGAGAACGACCATTTTTGCGACGCCATGAGATACCCGATACACACCGAGTACCCGGCAACGAAACGAGGACGAGTGTATGTCAGCGCAGCCTAACGAGGGTGTCAAACAGTTTGTCGAAATCAAGAACGTCGGCAAGCGGGTACACCCGCAGTATGATAATAAAGTTGAGCTCTGGAACTTCTTATTTTCATCCTATCGCGGCGGCATGGGTATGCAGGGACGCGCCGGTATGACAGAGGCGGAGGTTAAGGAGTTAAAGCCCAACGGGTATTATGCCGGTCTATTCCGGTGGCCTGCCGAGAGCGCAAAGAAATATCTAATCCGCGTGGCAATGACACCTTACACACCGTATGCCCGCCGTATCGTCAACACGTTTGTCAACTACTTGACACGCGAAACGCCGGAACGCAAAGGCGATGAAGCATACCGAGACCTATACAGCGATGTGAACATGCGCGGAATGGATATGACTGCGTTTGTACGCCATTGCCTGACCATGCAGAGAGTACTCGGAGAGTTTAACGTCCTCATTGATATGCCAGCCATCAAGGCAACGCCGGTGTCGAGATATGAGGAAGTATCGAGGGGTATACGCCCGTATGCGGTAGCGCTCATGCCCCAAAACATTGTTGACTGGAGTGTAGGTGCAAACAACCGCTATGAGTGGGTATTAGTTGAGACATCATGGATGGTAAGCAGTGTCGCGCTTGAAAAACCGTACGTCCACACCCGCCGCACTTACTACGACGCCGAAGTCTGGCAGGTATACGATAAAGACCAGCGCGGGAAATGGGAACTCATAGAATCGGGACAGCATCCATGCGGCGAAGTTCCTGTCGCACGTATCACCACGAGTGATTTTGATTTCAATCCCGAAACGCCCGAAAGCTGGTTTTACGACCTTGCCGACATGAACCGCGAAATTTATAACCTTGACAGCATTGATGTAGAAAATTTCCAAAACCAGACACACGGTCAATTGATACTGCCAGCCGATGCCGAAATGAACGCAGATGCACAGGGGCGTAGAGCGTCGGCATCCGAGGCATGGACAGAGACGCCGGAAGAGAACGGCATATCCCGCTACATCCAGACAACCGGCATTGAGCACACATCGGTTAAAGACAAGGTATCAGACCGACGAGAGGAAATGTTCCGGCTCGCTGGTCTCTATCACCGTGTGCAGACCCGGCAGGTTGAAACGGCTGACGCTAAGAAATGGGATCATGAGGAAATGAACCAGTTTTTAGCCGCGTTTGCGGAAACAGCGGAAGCTACTGAAAAGGAAATCGTACGTATCGCAGGACTGTGGCGCGGCATCAAAAATGCTACGGTGGACGTAACGTACAAAAAGGACTATTCCATCAGTGACCTTGAGAGCATGGTGGCAGCAGTGCTCGACCTGAATACAATAGGATTTGCAAGCGAAACAGGGCGAAAGGAGGCATTAAAGCGGATATATGTCGAACTCATAGGAGACCATGTTGACGACGCGACGATGAATAAAATACGCAACGAAATTGACGCATCGGAACAAGAAGACCCTCTTTTAGCGCTTGGCATGATGCAGCGCAACAATGACGCGAATAACGAATGACCATTGATATACGCTGACCGGCGGCGAATAGCCGGGGGTGCGTACCGACCGCATACAGTCGGGGTGGTGTACCGGACACGATAAACCGGGGATGAAGCGAATAGGAGATTACCACAATGGCAGAGCCGAAACAGTACACACAAGAAGAAATCGACAAGCTCGTCGATGAAGCGAAAACGGCGACAATTGGGGAACTGACAGCCGAACGCGAGAAAACCCGTGCAATGAAAGCCCGGCTGGACGAACTCGAAACGTCGCTCAAGAAATTCAGCGATGAGGCTGACAACGCCAGAAAGGCGGCTGAACGCGCCGAACTCGAAAAAAAGGGCAAATTCGACGAACTCCTCAAGAAGCATACCGACGAATACAACAATCATCTTGCCGAGAAAGACAAGGCTATCGCAGACCTTAAGGGCAAGTTGACAACGTTCCGTGTCGATAACGCGATACTCACGGCGGCTGACAATGCGATAAAGCCGGACGATGTCGTGACGCTCCTGAAATCCCGCTACCAGATTACGGAAACGGACGATGGCGCGGTCGAAATCAAAAAGCCGGACGGCACTCCTGTTCTCGATAAAGACGGTAAGGCTCTCGACTTGGGCGGATTGACAAAGACATTCCTTGCCGAAAACACGCAGTATGTAAAACCGACAACACCCGGAGGCGGCGCGGGGACGCAGGGCGGAACACCCGGTAAAGAAACAGGCGCCCCGGATAACTTCGTATACACAAGTACGTAATGGAGGCATTTGAAATATGTCCACACTTTTGAGCACTCGACATACACTTCTCGACCTCGCAAACCAAACGCACAACGGGAACATCATGAAGGTTGCCGAGGTTTTGAACGAAACAAATGAAATCATGCAGGATGCGGTATGGATTGAAGCCAACATGGAGGGCGGTCACAAGGGCAACGTCCGTACATCGCTTCCTACCGGTACGTGGCGCAAGGTCAATGACGGTGTTGCGAAAGAGAAATCGACAACCCGCATGATCATTGAAACCATCGGCGAGCTTCAGTCAAGAAGCGAAGTTGACAAGCTCCTGTACGATCTCGCCCCCGACAAAGCCGCATATCGCACCAATGAGGACATGGCGTTTCTTGAGGGTCTTGGCCAGACTTTCGCGGACACGTTCGTTTACGGTGATGTGGTTGCCAACCCCGAACAGTTCAACGGCCTCGACCTCCGTATCCAGTCGAAAACGGCGACAAATGCCGTTGACGGTGGCGGTTCCGGCGACGATACAACGTCAATATGGGTTGTTCAGTGGGGCGTCAATAAAGTCCACTTTATCTACCCGCGCAGCTCACAGATCGGCATCGAAATGCGAGACCTCGGCGAGCAGAGTGTTGACGGCGAAACGTCCAGCACAAAATTCCAGGCACTCGTAACGCTGTTTACCCTCCGCGCCGGTCTATTCGTTCACGATGACCGCTGTATTCAGCGTATCTGCAATATCGAGTCGGCGGGGTCGAGCAACACCTTCGACGAGAACGACCTCATTACCGCGCTGAACAGGCTTCCTTACGGCGGCACTGGCGCGGTCATCTACTGCAACGAGACCATCAAGACGCAGATGGACATCCGGGCGAAAGACAAGACCAACGTCAATTATACGCCGGGTGAAGCGTTCGGCAGGCCGGTAACATTCTTCCGTGGCGTTCCTGTCCGCAAGGTCGATGCTATCCTCGATACCGAAACGGCCTTGAGCTAATCAGAACCAATAACGACAAACCAACGGAGTACAGATATGGCAATTCTCGACTATCAGCTTCAATTCTCGGACGCTCAGCCAGTGACCACTACAGCCGCATCCACAAACGTCATCGACACAGGTATTGCGGACTCCAATCTTGGGGGTGCTGGCAATGCTTGGGTTTGCGTCACAGTCAACACGGCGTTTACCGGCGCAACAAACATGACGGTAACGCTTCAAGATTCAGCGGACGACGATACATACGCGACACTGCTCGCATCGGAAGTATACCTCGAAGCCGCTCTCGTCAAGGGCGAGAAGCTCTTGTGGGTTCCGCTTCCCGCCGAACACGCCCGGTATCTCCGTATCTATTACACGGTAACAGGGGCGCACAACGCAGGCAAAGCCGACGCTTATATCACACTTGCACCGCAGACCAAGTAACCGACGGGCGGGTGTCACAACCCGCCTTGTCATATAACGCCGGGAGGCAATAATCCATGAAACGATATTTAACACCCGTAATAGCGGCGGTGCTGGTAGCGCTGATGTTTGCCATTCCGGCCTCGTCTAATATTTTCTGGGACATCATCGGCGGCAACCTGCATTTTAAGAACAGCGGGCGTAAAAGCGCCGTGTTCTTCGGGCAGAATACCGATGGGGTAGACGTTACGATACACGGCGCGACAACCGGTAAATACTTCATGTGGGATGAAAGCGCCGATAAAGCAATTATCGCCGGTACGCTCGACTTGAACGGAACGAACATAACCGCAACGGGCGCTGAATTGAATTACAACGCCGATGTGACGCCCGGAACGGTCACGGCAAGCAAGACCTTGGTGCTCGGCAGTGACAGGGGCGCGAACTATTTCACGGTGTCGGATTCGCTGCTGGGAGAGGGAACGGCGCTGTCGGAGGGCTTC